CGACGGCCATCGTCGGTGCCGTCCGTGTCATGCCGAACGAACGAGTCATCAGCGGCAAGCTGGCCGAGGATAGTGCCGGCCTCAAACGTGGTGTTCGCAGGAACCGTAACGACCGCAGCATCGCGCGAGCGCCAGTCATTCGCCTCGGACAGCAGGAACTCGGCCGTGCGCGCGCCTTCGGTAAGAATAGTCATGGCTTACGCCCCTTTCTGATCGAGGAAGGCCCACGGATCAGCGTCAGTAGTGCGAACGCCTCCGCTCATGGCCTTGGCGACCGGGTCAACGGTCAACTGGGCGGGTGTGACGTCAGCCTGCACATCGAACATTGCCGAAATGTAGGCGTCGTCTTTGCCGTCGACCTTCTCGTCGCCGAGACGGGCAGCCACGACAGCCAAGCGAACCTGCTTGTCGGTCAGGCCGTCAACCACGACATCCGGCGCGATGGCCTTTGCTTTGGTCTCGAGCGTCACGCGGTCCTTGACCAGCTTGGCCTTGTCCTCATCGGTGAGGACCTTTCCCTCGAGCTCCTTGATCTTGGCGTCCGCGGTGGCCAGCTCCTTGTTCTTGTCGGCAAGAGACTTGGCGTTGGCGTCAACGGCGTCCTTGATCTCGCGGTCCTTGGCCGCCTTGTAATCTTCGATGATGGCTGCGTCCGAGACCGCGACTTGCGCAGCCTTGTCTCCCAGCACCACCGTCTTCAGAGCATCAGTCATGGTTTTCTCCTTTTGACCGCCCTTGGTGATCGGGGCCGCGCCCCACTTACCCGCCTCGTCGCCGATGCGGAACTCAGAGCCGGCGCGGCCAGCGCGCACGACTGCAATATGGTCTATGTAGATATCCTTCTGGACAGCGTCGTAAAGCTGGCCGTCAGGGGTGGTGCCGCTCTCGCGATGGATGTCAGCCGTATAGCCTCCGGAAAGCTGTCGCGCTTCGTTGCCCTCCACCTTGTCGATCAGCCCTTGGTCCGAGATGGTAAGGTCAATCTCGACATCCTGCCCGGACCGCTGCACACCCATAATGGTACCGCGGGAAAGGTCAGCCCAGTTCTTGGCAGTGACCCGCTCAGTCGGATGGCCGTCTGTGATCGGCTTGCCCTTATAGCTGGCCAGCGAGTCAACCCGCATGACCTCAGCTTCGGGCCTGTAAACAGTCACACGTTCCCGCTCCGGCCATCCGACCTCACTACCCGTGTAGGTTTGCACACCTGTGCGAGCAGCCTTCACACGACCTCCGAGATAGCCGTCGCGATGACGCTTGACGCCCCCCAGAGCATCCGCGTCGAGCACTTCGGTGAACAACACCCGGTCGGCCGTGGCTTCGTCGGCAATGGCGACCTCAACTGCGATCTGCTCGCCGTCTTCTGCAATGCGTGGGTCAGTCATCGTCTCTGTCCTCTTCCTCATTGGCCGCCGGCTCGGGCTCAGGCGGATCCTCCTCGACTTCGCCGAAGAACTCATCTCCCTTACCGTCACTCGTGCCGAAGAACTCCGTCCAGTAGCCTTCCATTCCAGGGAACGCGCCGGACTCAGTGAAATTGTTGGACACTGCCCGGCCTGCAACCTCTTCCGGGACCATGCCTGCATCAACCGTGCGCGCCATTGCCTCAGCCGCGATCTTGGCGGTTTCCGCACGCTCTTTCGCGGTCGGTTGCCACAACGGCTTCCAGCGATAGTGGACATCATCCGGGCGATCACCCAGCGCCGAACGGATCAGACACTCGTCCAGAATAGACATTGCCGGACCCATGCGGAGGGATTGCTCTACCTTGACCTTGTCGTAGTAGGCCCGCGTATCGCTTTCGCCGGTCGCACTCAGTCCGCCGGGGCTGATCATAAAAAAAAGTGTCATAGGAATGCCCACCGCAGCGCTGGCAAGCTGCATGAATTTGTCTATGACGGCCTCAAGCCCACTGAATGACAGCGTCTTCTGCTCGTACTCCTCCAATGCGTCAAGAATTAGCGTCCCGTTAATGCCCTTGGCTTGGCTGGCCAGCTTGATCCGCTTTATGACCTCTTGCTCGAATGCAATCCCCCGCTGCTGCAGGTTTCGCATAAGGTCAGGGATCTTGATAACGTCGACCTTGGCCTCGTAGCTCAACGAGTTGACGTTATACGCGATCTCATCGACCCGCTTCAGAGCGTCCAGCATGCCCGGCAAAGACGAGCGCCCCCATCCGTCTGTGGACACCCCGCCAAGGTCGCGCAGAGGCGCGAGGCCGTGGAACAACACCAGCCGCGACGGATGCAGGTTGATCATCTGGCCATCGGCGGCCACAACCGTCCAGAATTTAGGTTGCTTGTAGTACGGGCTTGTGACGTCCAGCTCGTAGTCCTGCCCGGTGATCTCGTAGCGGGTCAGGACCGTCAGATACTTGATGCCGCCCTTGGCCACCGTTTCAGGGTCGAGGGGCTCCATTGGGTCGCTCGCGCCGGTGCCAATTAGCAGGGCCGAGCCGCCATAAAGCCGCGCCAGGCGCCGTGCTTCAAACACCTTAGCCTGGACCCCGAGACGCTGCTCTTCGGCCTCTATATCGCTGATTTCCACGCTGTCAGCTTGCCACTCCCGCCACTCTCGGCAGGAGTCCTCGGCGGGCATATCAATCGCGCGCTGGATCAGGGCCGAGGCTTCATAGGCCGTGCGCAATTCGTGCGGGGCGTGCTGCTCCGCGATCGTGTATGTGGCTTGCGACCCCTTGTCGCGAGACGTTCCCATCCCTGAGACGAGGTTTTCCATGCCGTCTCGGATGTGGTTGCCGTCCATTATAGCGCCCCCGTTAGGCTGTAGAAATTGTCGTCCAATATGAGCTCAGTCAAGACCCAAACCAAGGCGTCAACACGGTCTGGTGACCCTTCGCCAGCAAACCCGTTCGGCCCCATCATGCACATCTGGTCCTCGAGCTCAGGAAAGCTGCCCACATGGCTGACTTTGCCTTGCTCATATAGGGCTGCGATCGGCTCGGCCCGAACGACCTTGCCACGGCTGGCCTTGACTTCGCTATAGCTGACGTTAGCGTCGATCGTCTTAACGACGTGTTCAACCATCGCTCCGCCGTAGTTTGTTTCGGCCACAATGCGATCAGCTTGGTACTCATGATACATGTTGACGGCGCGGCGGCCCCAGCCATCAGGCGAAAGCTTGCAGGTGCCGTCCGCTAGGATGTAGGCCCTACCGTCGACCCCTTTGCCACCGACTACAATGCCAATGCTGTCGCCGTCGTCAGACTCCCCTTTGGTACCACTGGGGTCAACGCCCACAATGATCCGCACCATGTCGGGGGTCTGCTTGACCCGTGTCTCGTCCAGTTCATTGTGGTTCCAAAGCGCCCCGACCAAGTCCTTTAGGATCTCGGCTTCGAGCTCTTGGCGGCCTAGCCGGGTGCCCGCGTAGCGGTTGGTCAGCTTGTCCAAGAACTGCTTTGGCAGGTTGGCGGCGTTGTCGTATGTGCTGCCTTTGGTGATTACCGTCGTTTCGTCGCGCATAAGTTCGCGAAGAACCGGTATCGGGCGCGGGGTGGTAGTCACACAAACCCGCGGATCAGCCCCCGATCGCATGGTGAAGGACAGCATGTCCCAAAGTTCGCGGGCGCGCTTGTACTTGGCCAGTTCGTCAACCCAAGCTGTGTCGAACTCAGGACCCCGTAGCTGGTCCGGCTCGGTGCCGTTATACCCGAGGGCCTCCGCGCCATTGGGCCATACGAGACGCACGGGCCGAAAGCGGGCCTTTGGTCGTTCGTGCTCAGGATGGATGGCAAGCAGGCGAGGCACCATGACCTCTTCAAGGTCTTTCTGCGTTTCAGCAACAATTGCAATCTTCATCGCGCCTTGCTTCCACCGGTCGCGTACCCAATGTGCCCCTGAAGCGGTTTTGCCGAACCCCCTACCGGCGAGCACAAGCCAAACGCCCCATAGGCCCTCAGGCGCAATCTGGTTTGGCCGCGCCCAGAAACGCCAGTCATATTCCAGCTCCAGAAGTTGCCGGTCAGTCAGACTGTCCAGTATCTGCGTCCTCTGCGCTTCGGGCAGCGAGGCCAGCGAGGCGGCTTGTGATGCGATCACGGGCAGTGGTTTCCTCTGTCTGGATGGGGCCGCCGTCTGCCCCTGTGTGCTCCTGCTTATCGGCAAGGCCGAGGTCTCGACTGATTAGCGAGCTGTTCAGCAGGTTTGCCGCACCAAGCTCGAACTTCTGGTTGCGGATGATCTGGTCCACCAGCTCAGTAGCTTCAGCCCAGTCACCGCCGCGATCCTTGTAGCTAGTCAACCGGCTTGCCGGGATGCCTAAGTAAACCGCAAGGCCCTGCTTTGACATGGCGCGGGCTTTTTTGCGGTCGGCTCGAACAATGGTGCCCTTGTAGTTGAACAAGTCTTCTTCGAGGAGTGGCGTGTCCTGTACCCAGTTGAAGTAGTCAGCACAAGCGCTTAGAAAGTCTTCAGCCGTAAGGAACAAGCGCTGATTGCGCTGCGGTGCTAGAAGGTCTTTGTAATCATAACCCATTGCGGTTGCAGTGGCAGGGACGCCACCCTTTCTCCTTGTACCAACAAAAGAACCACACAGCCCGAATCCACGTGACGTAGCGCCTCAAAAGGAGGTTTGTACCCCACCCTTAAACCACCACTAAATATGGTGTCAACACAATTCTTACGGATGTACTATATTTTGTACAAAAAACTGCAATGGATGTCCAAACGCATACCGTTATCGAGCTCAACACGTGCAACGCCTGCAGCTTTGAACTTGGACAGCACGCCATCACAAGAAGCCATCAGCGCGGGGTGATACTCGATGCGGACGGGATCGCCCACGCTAAACAGCACCGGGTCCTCCTCCGTAGCCGACATATTGCAGGCGCGCTCCATCACCTTCAGCTCATAAAGCGTGCACGTGCGGGGCCTACCGTCCTCACGCCTGCTGTGCACCCTAGCGTTGAACCTAGGCGGCGCTGTCGCTACCACAACAGGGACGCACACCTCGGGGACGAACGCGTAGCCGGGTGCCATGGCGAAGCGCTTGCGAACGCGTCGCTTGTTCTGGCCCCGCCCTTTTTCAACATACCTCATACACGTCGGCGTCCAAACTCCATGCACCTCAGCTCCCCACATAAGGAACTTGACCGTGCGGTGGCAGGTCAAAATCACGTACTCAGTCATCAGGGCCTCTTAGGTGGGGGCGGGGGAGGGGGTGGAGGTGGTGCCGGGGCCTTGGTTGCCCACTGTTTGACTTGGTCAACAGTCGGCGGCCTGCGGTAGCTAGGCGGCTGCTTGCGCATGCGCTGCAGGTCAAGCTCCGCTACCTCAAGAAGCTCGTGCAACGGGTAGCGCAGCACCTCGGTCGAGCGGGGCCTCAGCACCAGGACCCAGCCATTGTGAGGCTCAAGCTCTGCACCGAGATACCAGTGCGACGCGAAGCGCTGCCCCGCGTCGAGGGCGGCTTGTTTGGTGGAGT